CAATTAAAATGGACGATGACACTATTCGAATTACGTGATATGAACAATTGGTTCGCAGAGACATATCGACACGATTTGCAATATATCCGTCATGCAGTAACCAAGAAAACAATATGGAACGTATTTTTATGCGAATTATGGTCGAGTATAGATGATGTGTGTATCGAATCCGACTCTAATCCAAGTTACGTATGGATATGTGATTCAAATGATAGTATCGTCAAGGACAACCTAATACCAATGTTCGGTATCTATTATCAAAATAGCACAACTGTATTGCCGACGATGACACTACAACGCGTATATTTTTCTATAACCGCCGAAACATTTTTTATGCATTCGATATCAGAAGAAGTATATCGTCCATCGAACACGATATATCTTGTCGGTAAATTGTTTCCACATTGGAAAACACGATACGAAAACGGAAATATCGAATGTCGTATATACGAAGGCCAATGGGCAAAGGCACCTAGTGGTTTCCGTGTTAAATCGTCCATAAATTCTGAAAATACAGATGAGTTATACGTGTATAAAAGTAAATGGCTTGTTCGACCAGTCGAGGGAGATGCGGTGGATAGCGAATCAAAAGATGTTCCAACTGAAACCGCTGAACTACATCAGCCAAACCCTGTATATACTATACAGGGTGAAACAACTGATACGAATATCGACGACGCACCGGTGGAACCCCCGATATACTCTTCGAGATACAAACGTCGTCGTATTCATATTGTCTCTGAAATGATGGTATTATGGGAATGGATACGTATATGGTTTAATGTATATATGCTAGATGAACCATTGCGTCTATACAAGTATAATCATCGTGGAGAACGTTCGCGTATTCAGTATGTATTTACAAAGGACGAATGTAGTGAGCTATACACACAATTATTCTATGACGGTTCAAGACCATATGAATGGTTTTCAAAGATTCTCGTTGAATGTATGTCAATCCGATGGAATCGTTTCGTCGTATTCGAAGAATGGGTTCAGGATACAAGTGACGAACCCACACTCGAATATGTGATTCCAAGTAATACCGGAAAACGTATTGCATACAATACCTATAAAAAAGCTAGATGGGTATCGAAGCGTATAGGTCGGGGCGTTATTCGACGTATGGACCGAGGACAATATTATCCAATTCGAATGCTATATACCGGATTCGATGATGACACTAGCGAACCATCACATACGCTAAATGACGATTCACGTTTGTGGTTTGATAGTCAAAAAGATGCATTTGTTACAGTATGGATTAATAAAAAAGGCGATGAAATCACAATGTCGTGTGTTTCGCCGTCTTCTGAGTTAGTTCAATGGAAGAAAGAGTTTGATTATTTCTTATCGCAATGGTTTCCGATTATTACGAAATAAGGCGAAATAGACACTTACACATTACTTTCGTCGGAACGATGAACGTCGGCTATTGTTTTTATAACTTATAATTGCAACCATTTGGCGTATTGCTTTCGCTCTTGCACTCTTACGTTGTTCTTTATTACGACATTTGTAATAATACTTTTTCTGGTGTCCCCATTGATAGAAACAACCCTTATTATCTGTACCACGATGGATAGGCATTTTGTATATTATCGATGGATATTTTTGTATAATTATAGTTTTGTAAGATAATTATACAAAAATCAATAGATGTATTCGAATGCAAGTCGCTTATTGACTATATGCAATACCACCCATACCACTGGTTATACGTAATACGTTGTAATTGACTGCATAGACACGGATACGTGCAGGTGAGCTAGTTCCATTACCGTCAAGAATTCTTCTAACTGTGTCTAATGTAACTGAACTCTTAACAATCGAACGTGAATCGACAGTGATTAATAAATTAGCATTATCGATACGTGAAAAGTTACAAGTTCCTGATGGTTGGTGTTCTTCTGGTTTTAATGCGAACGAATAGACGTTGATACCGACGTGTGGGCAACGAGTGTGGTGATTAAATGGTTGAACATAATTGAAATAATCTCCATCACGAGTAGTGAAACGGTCTTGACCGTTTAATTGAATCTTTGCTTCCTTACAGTTATTGGTACCGCGGTCAGTATATCCATCGCGTAATGTAACACCGCTCATATCTTCTAATAAACCATATAATAAATGACTACCTAATGGATTGTTGGTGTAGTGTGGAGTAGTGTCTAAATAGTTCGAATAGTTAGTCCATTGTAAATAAGTATCAGCGGATTCACGTTGAACGACCCATACTAATTCTTTAACTGGGTGGTTAAATGGTAATCTGATTTTACCATTGACACTGCTTAATGGTTCTTCACCTTGGAATTGGACTTGTTCGATTAAATATTCGTGAGCGACTTGTGCGAAACGACGACGTTCATCATTATCTAAGAAAACATAATCGACCCATAATGATGTAGTTCCTAAGCTGACGTTGGTTAAAGGTAAAGGAGTAGATAAGTCAGAAGTGCTTAACATTAAGAATAATTTGCTTAATTGTTGGAATTGAATATCAATCTTGACTTCGTGATATTGTAAAGCGATTAATGGTAATGCTAAACCTGGATTACGACAGAACCAGAATTGTAATGGGATATATAATTTAGTTTCTGGGATAGTATCACCACTTACACCATTGATACCACTACGATAATTACGTGTTAAAGCAGGAATGTTACCAACCATACGTTGATATGCATATTCTTGACCTGCAGGTAATGATAATTGATTCCATAAGTGTAACCATTCACCATAGTGACGGTCGATTTTAACACCACCGATAGATACTTCGACATAGTCGATTAAGCGTTCGCCGATATAATTGACCCATTGAGCGATTTGGATAGTTGAAGCCAACGATGATACATTAACTTGTGGTAAGGTTGCTTCTAAGAATATACGATGAATCAAGTCACCATTACGTGAAACAGTACAACTAACCTTTTTTCCAAAATCAGGAGTTCCGTTGAAAGTTTGTTCAATCGATTCAATAGCAAAGTTAGTGTGACGACGATAGACTACCTTGAAAAAAGTTATTTGTGGATTACCAGTTAAGTAAATATCTTGTGCACCATAGGCAACAATTTGCATTAGACCTCCTGGCATTTTATTCAAATATCGATTAAATGTTATATATTGTAATAAAAGAAAATAAACATAAATGAAACGAATACGGCTACTTCTAGTCTCACTCGTGACATCTGTGTTTGTATCTATTTGTATGTTTTGTATGACTATAGCTATAATGTAATAATTTGCAAAAAATACCAATAGACTATGCTGGACCGCGTAAATTAGGTGGTGGATTTTCCATTTTTTTGAAAAGTGACCGGGGAGCAATCATAATTCGGGCATCGTGCTTTTTAATTGCTTCAAAGTGGAAATGGCGATGCTCACAATCGTTTATATTAACAAATCCCGGTTTTAATATTCCGTCCTGTCGCATTTGTTTGACTAATATATCTTTTGGAACATAATTCATATTGATTTTTGCAGAATAACTACAGTCAATAAACATCTGTATCTTGTATATCGCAAAACCATTAAATGCCGACCATACTTTCAACAATAAATCTTTTCGAATACTATTGTCTATTAATTTATTATAGGCATCTCTCATATTTTCTAGACATCTTCGGCATTCTATGAAATGATAAAAACTAAAAATATATGGGTCAAAAGATATTGCCCAAGTGTCATAATCTCCAGCTTCGCGATGGAATGAAAGACCGTCCCATTCATCGCTCTTTGATAAATAATATTTTAATACGTCGATATTGATGTCTCCGATACACGCGTATTCATTACTATCCATCATAGCAAAATATTCATAGTCGGAATGGTACTCGCGTATATAGCCTAATATACAATTACGAGCATCGGATATCAATTCTTCTCGTTTTTTACCTTGAGTAACTTCTTTTTGTGATTTGAGTATGACAACATTATCACTATTTTTGTTTTTGAAATCTGACATTAATTCAACGGAGCGGTCACGTGAATCGTCGAATGCAAATATGATAATCGTATTCGGATACGTATCAAGTATTTTTTGCAAATTATTTGTCACATATACCAAACCTTTTTCACTATTTTTCACACAAAGTCCTATACATATTTTGGTATTTTCATTATGCGGTATTGTTTGCTCCATATTGATATGTCCGATAAATATAATATAGAATACGGTATAATTTATATATAAAATTGTCTATTAAAAGATGTCTGACAAATCACATTGCAAGTTCGTATGTAGTAGAGGCCTACTTAAATCCTGTAATATACGATCACTTTATAATTCTTGAATTATCAAGTTTAATGTAACGGTCGAAAAAATAGACCTGTATAATCTACCAATACCTATTTAAAGACATTTTTCTGCCTAACATATTAGATAAGTATGTGTAGTGTGGATGCAACTTTTCAAGCATAAGAAGAAAAGTTACACGCAAAAAGATAACTTTTCACACCCGACAACGATTGATGACAAACACCAGCTAAAAGTTCGTGAAGTTGAGGAAGCGTATAAAAACATTCCTCAATATGAAGAATCTTTGAATCAGATGAAAAGACGATTCAAAGAACTATCAAAGAAGAAATCAAAGGAATTAACATCGGAAGAATTGGAGGAAAAGTTACATTTTGCGGAACGTATTTCGGATTTAGAAAAAGAAATCGATGCGATCCGGAATAAGTATATGAACCGGGAATATGAGTTGAACACCTGCCATACATTGTATTTTTATTATGAAGACCCTAACTTGTCCGCAAATACAGCGACAACAAAGGCGACAACAGAATCTAAGCCAGTTGAAGTAGTTAAAACTGCAAAGAAAACCGTGGAAAAACGTGGTCCGCTTATCAAGCGTAATATATTAGACTTTTTAAGTATTGGAGGCTCAAAGAATGAAGAAACCCAAACATCAGGAGATAATGTACCGACTACTGTAACGTTATCCGATACAAATAAAGTCGATATAAGTATCAATCATAATACTGAAGCCCCTTCCGATAGCAGTATATATAATAATCATATTGTATCGACCAAGTCCAAGACAGAATTAATGGAAGAATATTTATCCTTCGTGGATCCGAACTATATTAAAAAGGATGTCACATCGCCATATACGGACTTGTGTCATATCTGTAAAGAACACCGTATCTATGATTTGATTCATAGCACCCTAGTATGTCCGAACTGTGGAACAGAAGAAAAAATATTAATTGATTCCGAAATACCATCTTATAAAGAACCACCTCGCGAAGTTACATATTTCGCATACAAGCGTATTAATCATTTTAATGAATGGTTATCGCAATTACAAGCAAAAGAATCGACGAATATCGATAGAAGCGTGTTCGATAAGATATATAGCGAACTCGATAAAGAAAAGTATATTGACCGTAGCACCATTGATACGAAGAAGGTTCTAGAAATATTGAAAAAGTTAAATATGCCTAAATACTACGAACATTGTTCCTACATTGCAAATCATATATCTGGAAGACCGCCACTAGTAATCGACCCAGATACAGAAGAAAAGGCACGTAATATGTTTAAGGAAATCCAGGGTCCGTGGATGAAATATTGTAAGCCAGGACGTTCGAATTTCTTTTCCTATCCGTATATCCTCTACAAGTTTTTCCAATTATTGGAAAAAGACCATTATTTACCAATGTTACGCTTGTTAAAGACTCGCGAAAAATTACAGGAACAAGATGACATTTGGAAAAAAATATGTGAAGACTTGCGTTGGGAATTTATCCGAACTGTGTGAAGAACTAAATAGTTTCCCTTCGATACTTATTTAGTTGTTCTTTGAGACCGTCCATATATTCATCAAGAGGTTCGGGTGATTTTTTAAGGTCGTTCCAATCGATGAATTCTACAGTATATAGTATGTCTTGAAGTATGTATATCGTTCTCCGTGGATTTCACGAAATCGTCTGATATAGTTCAATGTTTTATCGTATAAAATATCGTCCATCTTGTGTATGGTACATCGAACCGGGCGTTCTTCGATTGGATTTTCTGTGGCGATATTTTTACAATCGTCGTTGAGACAATAATGGATTGTTTCATTCATTTTACGATTTTATAATCTTACAATGATAGATAAAGTATATTTATCATTGGAATGACATTTGTAGTCTTGTATCAATTTTAATTATTTAAGCCAATTATGTAATGAAACTTATACTAACTTACATTAATTTTATACCTGGTGTTAGCGAGGTACCTATCGCGATGCCCGCTCCTGTTCGCACGGATCCGCCTATGCTAGGGCTAAAAAGATCCAATATAGCAAAAGTAGCAGCAGCAGTTAAACCGATGACAGCGACTTCAGTCCATGATAAACCTTGACGTGGTAAGACGTATGCAACGAAAGCAACGACGAAACCTTCTAATAAATATTTAACAGCACGAGTGATGATTTCACCCATATCGAAGGATGCTTGTAATTGTGACATTTCCTTTTGTAATGATTCCATTGTAGAGTATGTGTAAATTATTATACTATACAAAAAGAAAAAAAAATACTTAAAACTTTATAGCACAAAATCATTTATACGACCTTTTCTTACACGTAACCTAATTTTTAAATATGCCTCCTTTTCGCGGAAGATTCAATCGTGACCAATCTAGAGACCAATCAAAACAACAATCACAAAACCAATCACCTGCACCACAACAAGCACCACACCAAACCGGTCCAAGTAATCCAGCTCCTCGTGTTTCAACCAAAACCGAAGATTTTTTAAAAAATGATGCAAATATCCCAGGTCAAAACTACGTATGTATGAGCTTTATTTCACCGGAAGAAGTTATTATGAATAAACACGCATTCTTCGTTCATACCTATATGAAGAACTTATTATCCCGTTTCAATTTTTCTGAAGAACCAACATTGGAAGAATTAAAGTATTTCAAGGACGAAATGAGTAAGTTCTTAACTCCAGAAGGTGCAGAAGACAAATTCAAGGATTTCGTTTCAATCCACTTAGACCAAATCGAAAAACAATATTATGAACAAAATAACTTCCAAACCACTATTCGCGGTGTTAAAGTTCGTGGGGTTTATGATACTTATCGTGAAGCACAACATCGTGCAGAAGAATTACGTACCAATGACCGCAATTTCAATGTTTATATCGGTCAAGTCGGTTACTGGTTACCTTGGGACCCAAATCCATTATCAATCAAGGACCAAGAATTCCAAGAATCTGAATTGAATACCCTTGTCAAGAAATACAATGAAAATGTTAAATTAAAGGACCAACACTTCCAAGAAAATATCGAATATGTTCGCGAACAGGCTGCTAAATTAGCTGAACAAAAGAAGTTAGAACAATCATCTAGTTCATCTCTTGAAGTTTTAAATGAATCTGACGCTGAACCTGTCGCTGAACCTGATGTATTAGCAACATCAAACTATGTATCCGATAAATTATCAGACGATTTAGCTATCCAAGACCCTTGGTTGGCACGCAAAAATGCAGAAGCTAAAGCGGTTGCTGAATTAGATAATCAAATTCAGGAAAGTGGTTCATCTGAAGAAATTAGTCAAGAAGATGGTTCATCTGAAGAAAAAAAGTCAGATGATTCTAATTAGGGTTAATATCCAAATTATCAATGGTAAGAATTTATATAAATATACAATAAAGACCATAATCCTTTATCGTATATTACAATGCGGTCATTTATTTTATTCTTGTTTGTATTAGGCGTTATCTTTATCGCAATTGGATACACTGAATCATATAAACACTGCCCCCTTCCAAAGATAGAATACCGATATGTCCCACGTAGTTTCTATGAAGAGCAAGTCAGTGGTTCGAACCTAACCCAATTATACAGTGATATGTTCAATGAACGCGATATGTGGAGCACCTATCCTCTCGGATTCATCGAAAATAATGCATCGCTCAGTCAAAAACAACTCAAGAACTTTATTTCATCATCTTCATCATCGACCCTATAAGTTCATCTCAATATGAATTTAGTTCGTTCCATTCGTGTTGTTGAATTCTATTGTGTAGTGACTTGTAGAATTTACCTTCTTCTACTCCCGCTTTTATTAAACCAATTTCAGACGGAATTTGTATCTCGTGAAATCCACGTCGTTGTAATAGTTCATTCTCAGTCGATGTCAGCGTATCTGTACATACAACACGATAATTCCACGTCATCTTCCCCGATGCATTATTTGGACATTTATATATATCGTTAAAGGAACATCGTCGAAATAGGTGATTCCGACATAACCAATTCGCGACTTGTTGTCGGACGATTAGACGATTACCTACAAGAACATATAACATTGTCCTACTTGTGTATGGATAGTTTCATATTTATATATTTATGTAACAATCCATAAATTCTATTTTTTCAAACGTTGTGTAACTGATTCACGTCCGACCATTAATGGATACACAGTTGAACCTTCCGGAATATCCGTTTGTTTAACGACGAATGCACGGAATGAACGATGTTGTAATATGTGATGTGGTTGCACATTATAAGTATGTTGTGTAACACCACAGTAAATTTCCCAGTTAAATTCATCGATATCTAATGAGACACCGTCTTTATTTTCAATCCATTTTTTCATTGATTTACCTAATTCTGTATTCCGGAATCCTTTCCACGCATTCAATATATTGTGAGTTATCATCACTATATCTGTCCATTTTTGGCGACTAGGTAATATAGGTTCCAAGCCACTATGATTCATTCGTTTGTAACGATATTGGTCAAAACAGTCGTATTCCGTTGTGAATATATGGTTGAATCCTTGATTACCATCGAATTCATAAGTTCCGCGACCCCAGTCGATAATACGAACGATATATCCAAAAGTTGGAATACGATAGTAATCGCCTTTATAGTAGTAATACAAGTATTTCTGTTTGGTTCGCGATAACATCACATTACTTAGATGGAGGTCGTTGTGTTTCATTCCGAATATCGACATCGCACAGAATATCGCGGCGTATATCTGGAATACAATTGAATTAAAATGAGTTTCATCGAGTTTTCCAATATCGTATAATAGGTCGATTTCGGTATCCGCCTTTTCACACATCAATAGATAACACGGAAAATCGCGATATTCCAAGAACAACTTGCGTCGTCGTGTTACAAATTCACAAAAGGTTTCATTTTCTTCGATAAAATCGCGAACATACGATTCGTCCTTGAATTCGGAATCACTTGTGATGTTATATGTAAAATGGTCGAGAATCATACGAACACTACCATACATCTTACAAAAGTGAGGGCTTATATTCAACTCGCGTAGTTTCGAAGCAAGATAAGAACACATAATTTCCGTAGTTATTGCGGAATTATTGTGGTATATAAAATTGTATAAAACCTGTTCCATTGCAGGTGATAGATTATCACGTTTGTAGTATAGATGTGCCTTATGGACCGGTAAAATAGGTATTTCTTTTGCAAAAATATCGGTATGATAATATCCTCGACCAGCGGTTTTAATCTTTGCACGATAGAAGAAACCGATACAATCAACACGTTCCTTCTTTTTCACTAGCGATACAATGCGATCAGTATGATTGAGTGATTTTTCATATTTCATATATGGTGTGAATAAATGGATTACTGGGTTATGAAAGTAAATTGATTTAGGATTAACATTATAATGCTTTATTATCGATTCGGACAACAACTTATGTTCTTTGTCCATTACTGGTCGAACCCCTAACGCTTCGATTATATTTTCTGTTTCAGCCATATATATCGTTGATGTCACGTCTTTGTCATTCTTATTTTCATTAGTAGCTTGTATAATCGGAGTGGTTGTATTGGGCGATTTTTCGAGACGTGATATGGATACCATTCAATATCTTTTGTAGAAATCTACTTATCTGATATAGGTTCTAATAATATTTACATACGATAACCGCACGACGAAGTGACCGTTATTACGATATATAAGGAGGTATAAGTTTGTAAATTTTCTTAAATTTCTATGTGTATGTATATATTTCATAATAGAACCGGTATTCTCATTAGATAACACGTAAGATGAATTTGAGTCTCAAAAAATTCGATATGAGTATGATTAAAGACGACTCTGTTGTTGTATTCATCGGTAAGCGTAATACTGGTAAATCCTACCTGATTAAAGACCTTCTATACAACCACCGTTCGATGCCCGTCGGAACGGTTATCAGTGGAACAGAAGGTGCAAACTCCTTTTACTCTGCAATGGTTCCACCGATTTTCATTCACAACGAATACAAACCAGAAGTGATTGCGAACTTTATGAAGAGACAGAAGAAAATGGTGAATCTATTAGCCCACGACCGAAGAAGAGGAATTTCAAAAGAAGATTCGAAGGTCGATCCGCGTGCCTTTATTATTCTCGACGATTGTATGTATGATAAATCGTGGGTCAATGATGTCAATGTCCGCAACTTGTTTATGAACGGTCGTCACTATCACGCTCTTTTTATCATTGCTCTACAATATGCAATCGGTATTCCGCCAGTGTTGAGAACCAATATCGACTTTGTTTTCATTCTTCGTGAAAATATCGTGAAGAATCGTATGAGACTGTATGAAAACTATGCAGGTATGTTTCCGACCTTCGACGTATTTTCCAAAGTGATGGACGCATGTACCGAAAACTTCGAATGTCTTGTGATACATAATGGTGCAAAGAGTAATAAAATACAGGACCAAGTGTTCTGGTATAAAGCAGAATCTCACGACGACTTTCGTATAGGTCACCCGTCGATTTGGCAATACTACAACCAGAATTATCGTGATGAAGATGACGACGAAGAAGAAAATAATGAATACGACCCATCGAAAGAAAAGAAGAAGAAGGGGACGTATTTGACAATTACGAAATACTCGTAACCGATTTGTAATTCTCAATCATAGTAATTTGATTTATTTATGATTGAAGATTACCTATTAACCTAGAACTAATTTAATCTTCCAAACCTTTGGATTCATCTTAAGAGTAGCTCCATCGATATATCCGTTTTGTATTTGTTGAGCAAATAATTTCGTCAAATCGACTGGTGTTGCACCTTGTATGTGTGCGGTGTTATCGGTAAGTAGATTACCAGCCATCTTTACACGGAAGAATATAGTATCGCCAGTTTGGAATGGAAGAGGTTTATATGGACCATCAGTATCTTGGATACCAAAACGTTCCGGAACAGAGCCGACCAGTTGTTCAAAGATTGATCTTCTGACGACCGGGTCGCCTAGACCAGATGGACCAGTAAATTGTGCTCCCATGTTACAATTGTATAACTCGTCCATCACAGATAAGTCGTTCTTGATAGGTGCTTGAGCTTGTGGGTGTCCAAATAGAACCGATGCGATATATTGTATAAAGTGCGAACTCAATGGCGATGGTGAATATGGATACTTCGAATTAGCGTAAGTTGCACTACCTTGAGGTCCAATGTCAAGAATAGTCGTATCGACAAGCTTATTGATTGCAAGTGCTACTCCAGACGCATCTGCAACGATAACGTCATTATTGCTCCAGTCATTATAGCTTGAATCACGATATACAAGTGCATCACGCATACTTGATGCGGATAACGAACCAGTTGTATCCCCGACTGAGTAGTCTGCGTTAATTAGACCACTACTAAGGTCTTCACCATATACAATTACATTTGAAGCTGATATGTCAAATATAAATGGTAATGTGATTGTTGCATATGCCGTAGTGCTAGGTGGAGGTGTATTTACTTGTGAACCACCAATAATCATATTGTTTTTAGTTATTTGGAAATTGACCTTATTATTCGATATATTTTTCGTTAATTCTGTATATACACCCGTAGAAGTATCTACGTGATAAATCTTATATGTCCTATTGGAGTTATATGAACCACTTAAATCGATAATTGCATTCACTGTTTTATTCAGATTCGATACGAATTGACCACTTTGGACATCGACAACTCTGTAAGTAAATGCAAATTCAGTTGTTAAATTAGTTACTGGGGAAATAACATAGGGAGTAGGGACTGCTGTAACAATAACATTATATACATCGGAGATATCCGTCATTTCTAGAGTATATGGATTATCATTATATGTATTTGTTGTAATAATCGCTCCTTGTGATAATTGGGTAGGGACATATGAATACATAAACCGTGATTTATAAATCTTCGAATTCATCACTCGAGATGCAGGATTGGTAAAAAATGAGTTTGTTACAAATGAACTAATATCGAATATGGTTTCATTCACTGATATATCTATGACATTCGATGATACGTCGTCGATGATATTCTTAATATTTGAACTATTTGATGCATATGCGACTGCAACACTTATACTACCAGACGCGTCATTATAATTATTTCTATTATTTGGAATAAACGTCCAGGAATATGTCGAAGTTCCTGCACTTGGGACTGATGATGATAAATCGAAGATAATCGTTCCAGGAACTGTTGTATTATCGTGACGGTTCTTAAATGAACCACTGATACTACTCGATGATAATAATTGACCGTATGTAATATTATTTAATAATGATACCGAACCCGAAATATCAGGTGTTGATTTATTTACAGTAATTGAAACTGGACCCGTTACTTCGTTGTAATTTGCTCCTGCAACTGGCCTAAACGTCCAATTATATGAATGATTACCCGCCGAAGGACGACTCGAAGATAAATCAAACGCGAAAGAACCATTAACGGTTGCATCGTTGTATGAATTATAAAATGCACCGGATAACGTTGCATCGTCGATTGATTGACCGTATTCTATGGTTGTTGCATTAACCGCATTTGATACATCTGGTGACTTTTTATTGACAGTAACACTAACTGAGCCACTAATATCTTCATAATTATTTGAATCGCTTGGAGTGAAATCCCACGTCGTTGTATGCGAGCCTGCATTTAGTAATAGATTCGAATTACGGAAACTGTATGAACCTCCAACTGAAACATTATTATGTAGATTGATATGTCTTCCAGATAAGTCCGCGGAAGACAATCGTTGTCCGTATGTAATTGTGGTCGATGTCATCGATGTATCTATCGTTGGAACAGCCTTTTGAACTACGATAGTATGGAATGTAGTTGTTCGACCTTTTCTGTTTGTAGCACGAACCGGAATTTGATATGTTCCTGCAGATAACCCAGATATTTGAAGTTTTCCAGTTGATGAATTGACTTGGACATTACCAGGAGTTGTTCCTGATATATCATATGCCAGCTGGGAATCACCACCATTGTAAATCGATGATATTAAGACTTCGCTACTTACACCGTATGAAATCGTTGATGTATTTGCAGTATATGTCAATGCACTTGGTAAAGCAGCTTCGACCGTTATTGTAAATTGAGTATAGTGGTATTCATTACTTTGATTACGCCCTTTTATAGATACTGTATATGAACCGATAGGAATACCTGCTACAACGGATACGATACCATTTGAAAAACTCATATACGATGGCTCTGGGAGATTTTCAGATAAGTCATATACGATTGTCGAATCACCGCCGTTATAGTCAATGATAGGTGTTGCAATATAGGATACATCATAATCGATGGTAGCATCTGCATAATGGAAAGTTGCTTTAACTGGATTGACAGTCA